GAAACAACATGAGTTACTGGAACTTTAGTATAGCCACTTGCATCAGTAACAGCACCAGATACTTTAAACATTGCATAAGTAGATGGTGTACCTTCTTTAGTTACAGTTACAATTCCTCTTGCAACTGCATTAGATACATCATCCCAAGATTGAACATAAGCAGATATATCAGCACTAGCATCATCTGCATCATCTACATATAAAATTGAAACACTTGATAGTGTAGCATGATTAAAAGCTATTTTACCAGCTCCTGGATCAGCATCAGAAGTTGATGAACTCCAAGTCATAGCAAGTTGTGAGTTAGTTCCACTTGCTCCAGTAGAACCTGTAGAACCAGTTGATCCTGTAGCACCTGTAGAACCAGTATCACCTTTTAAACCTGTTCTTGTGTAGTGTACTGATAATTCATCAGCAGCACTAAATGTATTGTTACTCGCTAAGTGAGC